AATCGCCCGAATCAAGTCGCCCTTATCCCGCGGTGCTCGTACACGAGCGCCCCGCTGAACTCGCCGCGCCGTCTGTTCACAGGCTCTACCCACACGCGTCTTGATGTTGTCGCCGCCACGCTCCAGCGCATCCTTCAACCCGTTGACGCCTGTAACGGTAAAGATCGCTTTCACTGCAACAGCTCCGACGCGTAGACGGTCAGCCACTGACGGTCGCCAGCCTCGTCACCATAGCTCGTGACCTGGAAGTACCGGCCCTCACTCGGATAGGAGATCCGCATGTCGGACCGCACATCCTGCCGGTACCGCATCGTGATGACCATCGCGTTGACCGACACCTGAGCGCCAAACCGCAGCAGTTCATTCCCGGTCGCCGTGCGAATCTGTGCTGGCACACGAGTCGCCACGGTCTCGTAACCGTCACCAGACGTCCCAGTCGGACGCTGCAGGTCCACATCGGCCCTGAGTTGCCCGACCTCGAGAGTCGCAGTCCTAGGCAATGACCGGATCCTTCTTCATCGCCAAAAGGTTGTTCACCGCTCGCCAGAGCGAATCGTCCGGCTCCATGTTGTCGCCGCGGTGTTCCCAGAGATGCGTGAGCAGCACCAGCACCGCTGCCTGCACATCTCCTGGCACATTCGCCTCGGTCCAGAGCGGCGTAATCTCACGCCACCACGCTGTGGAGTTGCACCGGCCCAGCACGAGCACGCTGGCCTGTTCGGCCTTCTGCTGGATGTCCAGATCGTGGTCATGGCTATCCAGCGGTTCCCGTAGGTGCGCCTTCGCGTTGATCAAGCTGACGAGTGCCATCTATTTGGCCCCCGCCAACTGGACAACCGGCACCGAGACGGCATCGCGGCCGTCCTTGCCGTTGCTACCGCGCTTCACCATCAACGTCCACGACTTAGAACCATCGTAGGGCTTCGTGTCGGTGTCATCATTACAGAGCCACATCGATCCACCCCAGGTGACCGCATGGCCTTTGTCGTACACCTTCCCCTCTTGATAGGTGCCGACGTATTCCATTCCAGGCTTACCGTCCTGGCCATCCTTCCCGGGTTCCCCTGGTTCGCCCTTCGGCCCGGGCTGCAGTGGTCTGGACTCGAGCACAGCCACCCGCTCACGCAGTGCCGAGTTCTCGCGAACCTCTAGTTTGAGTTCTGCTGTGAGGTCGGAAATGGCCTTCCGGAGCTCCACCACCGCCATGTCAGTCGTGCTTGGACCTTCCGAGCGCATCTCCAGCGTCTTGATCCGATCTTTCAAGTCGTCAATGCCAGCCTCAGGCGGCAGCGCCAGCAGCGGCTGCATCGACTTGGACTCAACGGCCACCACCCGATCCCGAACGTCACCGATCACCGACAGCCGAGCCTCTGCTGCCGACATCCGCTCGAGCAGCGGTGTGAGATCTGGCGGTTCCGGCAACTCAATCGGCTCTGGCTGTGGCTGGTTCGCCTTGGTCTCAACGGCCACCAGCCGATCGCGTACATCGCCAATGACGGACAGCCTCGCCTCAGCGCCGGCCATCCGCTCAAGGAGCGGCGTCAGGTCTGGAATCTCTGGAATGTCAATCGTTGGCACAGGCCTGTCGGCCTTCGTCTCAGCCACTGCGACCCGCTCGCGCAAGCTGTCCAGCGCGCCAACATTGACCTTCAGCGCGGCGATCTCCATGTGGAGCGGTGCGAGGTCTGGCGGCTCTGGTACGACAGGAACAGGCGCCGGACGATCCGCCTTCGTTTCAACCACGGCCACACGTTCGCGCAACGATTCAACCGCGGCCACCTGTGTCTTCAGGACCGTCAAGTCCGCTTGCACAGGCGCGAGCGCTGACTTAATGATCGAGACGACCTGATCGACCAGCGCATTCGGATCAAACGGCATGGGTCCACCCGGCGTCTATCGATTTCTGATGGAGGATCGCGCCAAAACTCGCGGCCATCTGCTCCTCGTCGTCTTCCTCTTCATCAGAGGCAACCGCCTGAGGCGCAGGCGTAGGTGCTGGCTTCGCAAACGGATCATTCGCATCGCGCTTAGCAAGTGCCGCCAATGAGTAGTACTGCTGCTGCACCATGGGTGACTCGCCACCCTCGACTGGCCCGAGCGCGTAGTACCGCTTGCGTGCCTCGTTGGGCGACATGCCGCCTGATCCGATCCCGTCCTGAGCCGCCTTGGACTTGGCCACGGCATCCATCCAGATCAGATCGTCAGGGTCAAACTCGGTGCCGTAGCTGTTCCCAAACTGCTTACCGAGACCCAGCCCGTCATCCAGCACCGTTTCCATCTGCAGGAAGTGCGGATGCAGACACTGCGAGTAATGCTTCTGGATCACCGGCTCGATGTTGGCGTACGGCGGAGGCGGACCGACGTTGATCAGATACGGATCCACCCCGTACGCGGAACAGACCGTCCGCGCCGTCATCTCCAACTGCTCAACGAGCTGGAGATCCACCGCGTTCCAGGCCATGCCCTCGTACTTAAGCCCGTCACCGAGGACCGCCACCTTCCCGACGTTGTCGCCGGTAAAGTTCGTGTCCCAGTACTCTTTCAGGCGCTTAGCCGTCTCGTCGTTGATGTTACCTGGCGCCGTCAGGACACCACCGGGAATCGACCCGTTGGAAAACAACTTGCTCGAGTTGTTCTGGATCGCCAACCCCTGGCGAGCGGATAGCGCACAGGCAAAGATCGGCGATAGTCCAACCAGCGGATGGAACAAGCAGTTCATCCGGTCGTGGATCATCTCGCTCGCCGGCACCAGCACCACTTCTTTTGGCAACCCACTGAGATCATCCCGCTTCAGTTCGTAGTAGACCGCCCCATCCTGCGTGACCATCGGAGTCACGCGTGTAGGGTCCAGCACGTACATGGCCGTCACGACGTTCCGCAGATCGCGCTGCTTCAAGACGTACGCATTACCGCTATTCAGCTTCGACGCGGTCCACGTCTCTTTGAACTGCACCGCGTTCTGATACCGATTCGGCCGTCGCAGAACTGGTGAATACGCAGGGTTCTCGATCGGATTCCAGATCCCGTTGCTGTCTTCTTCCACTAGGCGCAGCGCCACCTTGCCGGTGTCGTTCATGATGCGAGTGGTACAGGCAAACACGGCACTGAACGACAGTGCCGTATCCATCCTGATTTCATCATTTCTCTGCCAGGCCCCGGAATACGGTTCACGAATAGAGATCGGCCACCACCCGCCCCTGCCGCTCAATGGCTGCAGGTTGGGCGCGGCCTTCGTGCCGATCTCAATCGTTTTGCCGAACAACTGGAAGCCGACGTGCATCAGTTACTTCTTGCCGCGTCGGCCATTCTTCGGCTGGCGCCGTGGACGTTCGGCCGGCAACTGCTCGCCCGTCGGCGGCAGTATGCTGTCCTCAGTCACCGCATCGGGATTCAGATCCGCAGCCGGCGACGACGGGACGTCGTTGTACTCCTGCTCGAAACCAGTCACTCCTGGCTTCGTCAGAGGATTGGTATCAGTCTCTTCCGGGTTCTCTCTCTTGCTGAGCGGTTTCACTGGCGCCATCTCTGGTCTCCTTCTGCAGCTTGGACTTCTTCACAGGTTCATCATCGACACGGACGTACTTCGCGGCGAGCATCGTCGCCAGCGTCGGCACTTGGCCGGGTATGTCCTCAAACTGGATCACCTCGCCGTTAAACGGCGACAGCAGCTTGACGGTCTGAGCGGAAGGTGTATTGGCCAATGTGCCCTATCTCTTTCGAGAGGTCGTGATCGATATAAATGGAATGGCCCGCGGCCCTGAGCTTCCGACAGAACACCACGTCCTCGCCCACGTCCTCACCAACTTCGTTGAGCTGATGCCTGAACCAGGGCTGAGGCATGTCCGTCACGAGATCCGTCCGCATCAGCATCACGGCCATGCCGACATGATCCACCACCTCGAGCCCCGTCGCGGTCTTGTCGCTGAACACCATCCCGCCATGCTTCCAGGCCGTGAACCGAACATCTGGCGTCTTCATGACGCAGTTGGCCGCCACGATGGACTTGTTATGTGCGCCCAGCCGAATCGCGGTATCCGCTGGAAACTCCATATCTGTATCCAGCCACAGCATGTGCGTGGCCTGGAACAGATCGAGAGCCTGACGTAACACCGCTTCACGCCCGACATGCACATATGTCGCGGCCTGTAACCAGAGCGACACGGACTCCCACTGGCCATGCTCACGCGTCATGGCGTACAGCTTCGCGAGGTTGTCAGCGAAGGAGGCCGGCACCATCGCCAGCGTGGGCCCGCCAATGACTAATCGCACCCGAACACCACAGAGATTAGGAGGCAGCGGTGAGCGTTTCTCATCTCACACGTCGCAGCTTGTTGAACGACCTGACCCACTCGGACGGAAGCTGACCATCTGCCGGGGCTCCACTGCCTCCTAAATTGACGCATCGCACTAGGCGCATCGGTCGCCCTTACGGATGTTGCACTCTGCACACGCGAGCTGTAGATTGCTGCGCTCGTGCTTTCCGCCCTTTGACAACGGCACGACATGATCCCGTGTCGGCGTCCGAGGATGCGGCCACTTCGTGTCCATGCTCAGTTCGAACCCGCAGATCTTGCAGCGGCCATTATCGCGCTCGAAGATCTCGGCGAGGCTGACGTCTTCAACGAAGACCTCGCGCAGGAGCGCGTTTCGCTTACTCTG